ATGCAAGCCCTCAACCCGCAGTGTCGCCGCTCGGCTGCGGGTTGAGGGCTTGCATGGCGTCGATCGCGGCGCCGGTCTGCGTGGCGTGCGCCTTGCCGACCTCGTGATGAGCGAGGCTCAGCTTGTGCACGGCCGTGGCCTGGCTGAGCGCCGCGTCCGGACCGGTCATGGCGGCCTTGCGCTTGGCGTCGATCACCGCCGCCTGCGCCTGGGCCATGTTCTTGGTGCCCTCCGACTTGGTCTTGTCGATGGTGGCCTGCTGCATCTGAACCTTGGCCGGGTCTTGCTGGTTCATCAGCGCGTTCAACTTGTCCTTCTCCGAGCGCGGCAGCGGCGACAGCTCGATCAAGGCCGGCGGCGGGATCGGCATGCCCTTGAGGGCCAGAGCGCTCATCAGGTCGAACGAGTCACCCATGACGTTGGCGGTGTTCGGGCCCTCGTCCATCAGGATCTCGACGTCGAGGTTGCCAATGGCGTTGACCAGGATCGGCCGGCCATACTCGTCGAGACCGATGCCGTTGACCTGGACATACTGCACCGTCTGCTGGTCCTTAGTGACGCGCAGATAGCGCTCGGCCTGCCAGTTGCGCTGCTGCGCCACAAACAGGGCCCGGTAGATGCGCAGGCGCCAGCCATTCCACGACTCGAGGAACGGCCCGAGCTCGGCGAGCGAGGCCTGCTGCTGCATGGCCAGTGAGCGACCCGAAACGTCGGCCGGCGCGCCGCCTTGGGCGGCGAGCGCGGGGCTCGGGCCGAAATTGTCGATCTCCTGCTTGGCGTCCTGGTAGAATTGGGCTTGTTTTAAGAACTCAGCTTCTTGTGTGATGACTTCGATTTCATTTGGGTCTACTTCCCAAATCAAGACGCCATCGGCTCTTGCTGCTTCTGTTCTTTTGGTCTCGATGTCCTGGCCGTCTCCACCAAGAGCGCTTCGCCCGACCTTGAGCTGCCTGGCGCTGGCGATCCAGGCCATCTTCATTTTCGCAAAATTCATGGTGTCCTGCGGCCCGCGCAGGTGCCTCACGAAGCCGTAATGGTCGCCCTCCTCGTCGATCTGCACCACGAAGCCGATATAGCGACAGACGGTCTTGCCCTTCTCGTCGTAGAAAGGCGAGCGGCCGTAGTCGAGTATCGTCGAGCCGGCATAGAAGCAATAACGCCACTCGCCCTTGGTCCGATACCAATGCTCGACCAGTCTCAGCTTATTCTTGCCTTGCGACCACAAGTATTGCTTGTCGTATTCGAACTCGGTCTGCGAGTCGTCGCCATGCGAGCCCGAGGCCTCGTCCCAACCCGGCTTGCCGTCTTGCGGCGGGAACAGTTCCTCGAACTCGTCCTGGGTGACGAACTTCGACGTGCCCATGTAGCGGGCGTCTGAGAGGTCGTGCTGCAGGCTGCGCGGATCATAAAAGAAGGTGCGCGAGTCGACCGGGGCGACATCCGGGTTGCAATCGCCCTTGTCACCAGGCGGTAACCCCAGCTCGGCCACGACGAGGCCGTGGCAGCAGCCCATCACCAGCAGCGCCGACTCCTTGGTGTCCCAATGGCAGGCATCGAGCGCCGAGCGCACGCACTGCGTCGCCAGCTCGGCGCCGGCCTCGTCGGGCGCGTTGCGGCCGAAGGCCTTGGGGTCGCCGCGCATCTTCTTGAGCACCCCGACGATCGAGTTGATCTTGGGCCGCACGCGGTTGAACACGATCGGCGCCTGGCGCCTGGCAAAGAAGTCCTTCAGCTGCTGCTTGGAGAATTGCTTGCCGTGATAGTACTCAATGGCGATCTTGGCCTCGGCGATCTCGTCGGCCTTGAGCGCCACGAAGTTTGAGAATTGCCGGCGCAGGTCGACGACGTCGGGCGGCTCGATCGGCTCCTTATCGTCCTCGGCCGGCGCCTCGCCGAGCGGCTTCAGCGCGAACACCGGCTTCACCAACGGTCCCTGCTGCGGCGGCATCATGCCGGGTTGCCCAGGAAGCATTTGACCGCCGCCGGGCGGCATACCTGGAGGCGCACCTTGCCCCGGAGGCAATGGCGCGGCGCCTAATCCAGGAGGGAGACCGCCCGGCGGCAGCATTCCGCCCAGCCCCAGCACACCACCAGGCTGGCGCGGAAACGGCAAGACATTGGCAGGCATCGGAGGCGGCATTCAACCCCTCACTGCTGGGCTGGGCGGAAAACGCGGGTCAGGGCGCCACTGCACCCAAGGCTTGCCGTCCTTGTCGACAGAATGGATCTGATGGTCGGTGATCAAGACGACCGTGCGCCCCTCGGCCTCGGTCAGCAGGCAGCACTCGGCCTTGGACAGCGGCGCGTGCGGGCCAGGCACCGGCTTCATGCCCCAGTTGAGCATCTCAGAAATAAGTCTTGGTGGTCACGATGCGCAGCCAGACCAGAAAGATGCCGATGGCTATTCCGCCCGCGACCAAGCCGATGTCGAGCAGCATCACATATCCGTCACGTTGAGACGCTCGCGCGTCGGCTTCGACACCGAGTAACCCTTCATGCCGACCGGCTTCTCGACCCTCGGCAACGGCTTGACCCAAGGCCGCGACAGACAGGCATAACGACACTCGTCAACCGCGTGGTCCTCGGCGTCGGTGTCGATGTCCTCGGGCCGGTCGTGGTCATGCTCCATCAGCGGCAGCGTCCTGATGAGATGCCGACAGGTGTCGAAGCAGAACAGCATCGGCGCCTCGTCGGTCCCGACCAAGCGGGTGCGCAACGCTCCCCAGCCCGAGATGGCGCCGCGCTTGGGGGCGCGGGTGTTGTCGGCCTCGCGAAAGATCAGCGAGCCGCCAGCCTGGCGGGCGCCTTGCCGCATCTGCTCGTAAATCGAAGGCCCACCCGATTGGTTGAAGCACGACGGGTCGAGCACGCCGTAGGCAACACGCTCCTCCTTCTCGCGCTCGACGATGCCGGCGCCAATCAACTCATTCGGCAGCTTCAACCCGACCCACGTCTCCCCAATTTTCGCAGCCCCATACCACTCACGATAACGGATGAGCGCACCGCGCGGGATATAGCGGCGAGGGCCTGCCTGAAGCGCAGCCGCTGCTCCTCCCGCAGGTGCGCCTCTACCAGGTCGATCTCGTCCTCGGTCAACCCCTCCCGGCGGTAGGCCTGCTCCCAGCCCACAAACTCCTCCGAGTCCTCTCCCCAGGCCCGCCGATAATTGAGGGAGGGTGTAGTCATCTGAGGCAACGGCCCACCAGCCAACCGAAAACGGCGAAGCCGAGCCCCAATCCATCGAGCGGAACTTGAGCCAGTGCTCCGGCACCTCGAAAGGCGCCACCACATGGCGCGCCTCGTTCCATTCGGCGAAAAAGGCACCCTCAATGGCATTCCAATCGCCCTCCAGCCAAGCCCGCACCAGAGCCGGGTTGCCGACCATGGTCAGCCGCGACGCATAGCCAGGATCGCGCTGCATCAAAATCTGGTTGTCGAGCAGCCGCGACGGGATCACCGCGACCTGGTGCGTCGTGCCGTTCGGCAGATCCTTCACCAGAATGCGCGTCCACCTCGGAAACGGCACCATCTCGTAACGCTCGCGAATCCAGGTCTGGCCAGGGCCGCCAGGATTGCCCGTCAGGATAATCTGCACCGGCACGCCGGCCGACGAACGCAGCGCCCCAAACAGCCGGAAGATCGGCTCAGGTGATGGATACTGCCCAGCCTCCTCGATCCAGGCGTCAGTCAAATTCCGGCCCTGATACTCGCCCGCGTCGTCGATCGAGTCGAGATAGCCAAACCCAGCCCGCCCACCATGCGGCAGCCGCCAGGTCAGCTTCGACTCGTTGAACACCCCACCCAATGGCCGGTAAATCTCCTTCGAGCGGTCAATCGCATCAGTCGACGACACCGTCGTCCGCCGGAACATCATGGCGTTGAAATTCGGGCCCCACTGCGCCTCCTTCGCCGCCCAACGGCCCAGCACGCCATCGGTCTTGCCGCCACCCCTCGAGCCGCCGAAGAAGATCTCAGGCGCCGGACACTTGCAAAGCACCGCCTGCGGCCCAGGCTGCGGCGCCCAGACAACCTCCTCAGGCAAATCGGCGTCA